TTTAGCTAACTTAGGAGCAGCTTTAGCGGCTAATTGAAGAGGATAAGCGATAGCTTTAGCTGCGGCACCAATAGGAAGTAATGATCCAGCTACTTTCCCTATAGATCCTCCTCCTGTATCTTCAACTTCAAATCCTGGAATTAATTCTGAAAATCCAGCGGTTGTTCCTGATGCGACACCTTTAAGTACATTCCTATTTTCTTGAGCTACTAGGTTTTGACCTTCTGAAGTGAAGTTTCTTTCTAACCAACCAAGATCTTGAAGTGTCTTTTTTTTAGGTTCTTTAGAAGTTAAATCTGTTTTTTTTGATGGTTCAACGTCTTCGAATTTATCCCAATCAATAGTACCATTTTCAGGAACTTCAGATTGTTGAGATTCATCAACATCTTCAAACTCATCCCAATTGATGTTTGGATTCATTATTGACCTTCAAGTTGATTTGCAATATCTGTAGGAACCCATTTAAATTTACCATTAGGAGCTTTTACCTGAACATATCCAGGACGTTCAATCTGATCTAAAATCTTAGAGCTATCATTATCAAATCTTGTTGCAACATCAGTGGGTATATTTCCTTTATACTGTTTCAATAAAGCAACTCTTTCTTGAGCACGTTTTTTTCCTTGTTCTGTAATCAATCGTTGTGTGTTCAATTTACCTGTGATAGTAGATTGAATATCCCAAGGGCTTACGGAAAATGTATTTCTAATCCAATTCAATTTAGCTGTTGGTAAAGTACCTGCAGGGTTGAAAAGTTTGATCACCGTATCTAAATTCGTTGCACCTAAAGTTGTTAATTCGGAAGCTGATTCTGTATTAAGTGCAGCTTTAACGTATCCTAAAGGACCACCAAGTTGTTTATCGGAAAGCTCTTGAATTCTCTTAATATTACTCAATACATCATCAGCTTTAATAATCTCTTTTTCTAACTTTGGAACTTCTTTTGCTGCTTCAACAGCTATTGTTTCTTCGAACTTCTTTGCGGTTCCGTTAGTAGGTGCTTTTGATTTCACTCTAGCACTCGCAGAAACTGGTGTTAAAACGGAAGACAATCTTTCAGCTTCTTGGGGGTCTTCTCCACCGTTTAACAAAATCTCTCTGACTTCATTTTGTGTCTTTGAAGCTTTTACCCTATTTTCTTCAGCAAGTTTTATTTGCTTTTCATTTTCTTTTCTCGTTTTTTCTTGATCGGCTAACGTTTTTGCATTGGCATCAGCCATTGCTTTCACATGAGCATTCAAATTCTTATCTCTCTCAATGACGGCTTTCTCTTCAGCATCGATAAATTCTTTAGCCTGTAATTGCTTTGAAGGACTTAGGGTTCCAGTTGCTACCGCTTTTCTATATTGTGTAACGGCGTTAGCTTTATCTTTATTCACAGAATACTCGTCGATGATCTTTCCGATCTCTACTTTGTCTTGCTTGTCGGTATAGTCTTTACCAAGCTTTGTGAAGAAACTTTTAAGATTCTCTTCTACGGGGTTTGCTTTACCTTGTACAGGTCTCGTGTCTACAAATGATACATCAGGCATATAGACCTCCGGCGATAGCAGAATTAGAAGCTTTTATAGATGATTTAGGACCACCACCAGTGAAATACCCAGTAAGTTGTTGCATAGCTTCTGGAGTGATGGAAGATAGAATGTTATTGAGATTGCTGGAAGCATTTTCAACTGGCTGCTCATAAGCAAAAGTCTTGCGATTCTGAAGATTCTCTACAGCATTTCTTTTGGCATTCTGAGCACTTGTTTTCTCTCCGTATAATGCTTGTGCTCTCAAGGCATCCAAGTTCTCTTGCACATCTCTACCGGCTTTGGCAACAGCACCGCCGACATATGAGGAGTTCTGTAGACCTTGATTTCTGAATGCCCCTGTGATTGTAGGAACGGTTGTCTCAGCAAAGTTCCTTTGAGCTGGACGTGCTGTAATCTTATCAAAGACAGCGTTAGCTTCTTCAGGGTTGTAGTTGTAGAGATCAGCAAGAGGTCCTTCGCCTAAGATAGATTGATGCTGTTGTTCATTTAGTTTCTGTTGAGCTTCATCTAATGAAGAGATGCGCTTTAGCTTTTTCTTCTTCTTTTTCTTGCTACCAAACAATCCTGCAGTGAATCCTGCAATGCCACCAACACCAGCTCCAATCGCTGTTCCAACTCCGGGGACTACTGAGCCTATGGCTGCGCCAGTTCCTGCTCCTGATAGGGCGGAAGTACCCGCTGCGCCGTAATCGTATTTACCCATGATGTCTCCTTTTATGAAACCAGTGTCCAGGTCACGGCATTCGCAGTTGTGCGAGATGTCATTACCCATACTTTATTGTTGTCTGTACGTATTGTAATATCCCCGATAGAAAAAAACGAGTTTCTTTGATCGTTAGCCGCTGGATCTGCTCCGGAGATGATATTCTTCTTAACAAGATTCTGAAGAGCGAAGGCAATATCTGTGTACATCTGTGATAGCTGATTAGAGAGGGTAGGGGATAGCTCTTTAATCTCATCGCCGAAGTTCTTGTATAGAGGTAGGTTTGAACTCATACCAAACGTCCTAGAGGTTGGAAGCCACACATCATTGCATGAACTTGGATGATTGCCCCTGGCTGTCTATTGCTAATGCGAAACTGTAGGAATTGACCTACCTGATTTATCCAGATTTTTACCCACTTCTTTCCGCCTATCTCATTGTTGATATTTGAGCAGTTGATCTCGTACTTAAACTGAGGTTTTGTGAAATCAGGGGCATCATTATTGCTTGTGATAACTTCTACAGTAAGGATACAAGGAACATCTTCTTGGACTTCAACTCCATCAACAAGTCTATATTTCTTCAGTAATGTCTCTGAAGTACTCACATAGAAGTACATCCATCCACAACGAACTTTCTTGTCAGATTCTATCCATGGATTTAACTTCTTAGAGATAGCAGAAAACTCGAACGATTTGCTTGCTTCACCACCGGTAGTATAGGCGGTTAATGATCCGATATCTTCATGGAACATAACATCAAAGGTGTTGTAATCAGTGACAATCGGAGAGATTATCTCACCTTGTTTGTTGTTGATTTGAGTCATCCCCTCTACTCCTGAGAAGTAGATGAAATCACCGACATTATAATTATTCCAATCTGTTGTTACGCGAATCGTTTGAGGATTAACGGCGCTGATAATAGAGATAGCTCTTATCAGTTGAGGATTGTCTGTACCTTGATTTGTATTAAGCGACCAGATCTCACCCTTATGACCACCACCGATAGAGATTGGTGATCCGATGGTGAAAGGAAAGGCGTTCCAATTGTTAAAGTTTGTGGCGAGGATATTCCAATTTGTATATCCATTAGCTGCTGATAAATCCTGCCATTGCTTAGTAATGGTCTCTTGAAAGTTGCCCATGCAAGAGAGAGGTATTTGGTAGATACAGAAGTTATCTTCTTCGAAGTTTCTAACCAAAATCTCATCAGACGCATTTGCAGGCACCAAGGCTGGTCTTTCGACGTTAACAGATGGGTACATCATGTATACGTCACGATCCTCGTCTAGAAAGGCTGAGAAGCAGCGGTTGAAGAACTCGTCGTTGATTTGGTTAAAACTGAACTGAGGAATATTGTCATCCATCCGTTCAACTTGATATCCATCGCACATTATCAAACCGCGAGGAGATGCTGCCATACTACGGTTAAGATAAGAGATAACAGAGAAAGCTGCAGCACAACCACGGCTATTGTCAAGGCGCTGAAGTTGGAAGGGATTGATATCATTGCCGGTAAACTTCAATACCCATGTCGATCCTTCGGTAAAGACAAGAAGGTCGTTACGGTTTTGAATAGCCCCGAAAAGTTGTGTATTGTCGTCGATATCGATGAATCCAGCGCCTGTAGCTGTAACATCAAAGTTATCGCAGTTAAGACCAGTTCCAGAAATACGGATACGCTTAGGGAAAAGAACTCCAGCTTCGCGAGTTTGGACTAACACCAATCTACCGGAGAAGTTAAAGATTTGACGCGCATTTAAAGTACCACCTGCGAATGTAGGTACATAAGCGGCGACTACCGACCCATTCCATTGCTGAATAACATTGCCATTAACAAGATTACAAAATAACAAGCGAGGAGCAAAGGCTGCACTTGCATAGTTTACCCATCCCCAAAAATCACTGTTTGTACCGTTGTAT